CTAAGGATAGTGCCGGATGGATGGAAGTATTGGAAGGACAAAAGTCTTGGACTTTGTCAGGAGAAGGTTTGGTAGTATATAACAATACTGGGAAGGCTACACCGGATGACATCTATGGTCATTTGAGCAGCCGCACGGTTATCTACATTGAGTTTGGATCAGAAGCAACGGATGAGAAATACTACAGTGGTACTGGATACTTCACTGAGTTCTCAACGGATGCTGGGGTAGAAGATAACGCTACATTTAGCTTTAGCTTCCAAGGTACCTCAACATTGACTCAAGGTACTCAATCATAAACATTCGGGAGGGCATCATTGATGCTCTCCCTTATTAAAAAACAACGATGGACACACAACAAATAAAAGTAGGAGAGAAGCTATACCCAGTAAAGTATGGCTTTAACGCACTGAGGATATTTTGTAAGGAGAGTGGTATTGAACTGCAAGACATTGAGAAGATAGCACAAAGCATGAGCCTTGACCACGCCATGAACCTAGTATGGGCTGGCCTAAAAGATGGTGCAAGAGTGGAGAAGATAGAGTTTGACCTAACCATTGAGGATGTAGCTGATATGATGGATGAGGACAACACGATTATCACTCAATGTATGGAGCTATTTATTGCATCCTTTGTAAAGCCGAACAGCGAGGAAAAAAAGTAAGCACCCAAGCCTCTGAGCCCTATACATGGGATACACTGGAAGCTATAGGTTTGGGTGAGATGGGAATGAGTGTGGAGGAGTTTTATAATATGACACCACGCCAATTCCAAAACAAGAGAGAAGGCTTCCACAAGCATCTTCAGTACCATACTGAGTTGCTTTGGGAGACTACCAGGTGGCAAGCAGCGGTAAATGTTGCACCACATACAAAGCGGAAGATAAGCCCTAAAGATTTGGCTGTGTTCCCTTGGGATGGAAGGAAGAAAGTGCATAAGGCAGCAACCTTTGATGAGGTGCAGAAAGGAATAGAAAAGGTGTTTGGTAAATGAGTAAGCAAGACATAGATTTTAAGATTGGTGCGGATCTCAAGCAGTTCCGCAGTGCCATGGGAAACATAGACCACAGCTTGAAGAGACTCAGCGGTGGTTTTGGTGCTTTAGGTGGCGTGATTGGTGCCTCATTTGCCGTAGATGCTATCAGGCAATTTGCTAGTGAATCCATTGATCTTGCTGTTCAAGCGGAGGGTGTTAAGGCTGCATTTGATAGACTTAATGATCCTCAACTGCTCAAGAATTTAAGAGAAGCCACTCTTAATACGGTTGATGATCTAAAGCTTATGCAAACGGCTGTGCAAGCTAAGAACTTCCAAATCCCAATGGATACACTTGCAAAAGGTTTGGAATTTGCACAGCGTAGGGCACAAGATACTGGGCAGAGTGTTGACTATATGGTTGACTCTTTCGTTACTGGTTTGGGGCGTAAGTCGGTAATGATTCTTGATAACCTTGGTATATCTGCTGCTGAACTTAGAGACAAGATGGCTAGTGGTGCTACAATGGCTGAAGCCGTTGGGCAAATCATGGATGAAGCATTTGCTGAAGCTGGTGATAGAGTAGTAACTGCATCAATGAAGATTGACCAGCAGCGTGCTGCCATAACAAACCTCAAGACTGAAATAGGTGAGGGCTTGATGCCAGTTTATGAGGGATTTTTATCTCTTGCAAATAAAGCTCTAAAAGCTACAATTGCTGCACCTGATCCTTTTGCTGTTGATGAGAAAGATGAAGAAGCTCTTAGGAGACAGCTTGCAAACTTAGATGCAAGAATCAAGAAGAATGATGAGAATCTAAAAAGAGCACCAAAGCACAGTACATATCTCAAGAATGTTACAAGGCTTGAGGAATACCGCACTGCAACTATGGCCGCTTTAAATGCCAAGCTTGAAGAGAAGAAAGAGCTTGAGATGATTGAGAGTGGTGAGAGAGCCAGGCTTGATGCTGAAGCTGAGAAAGAAAGAAAAGCAAAAGCTCTAGCAGAAGCCATTGAAGCTTACAACCTCAAACTGCAAGATGTTATTCCAAACATCAAAAAGGCACGCTATGAGACTGACCAATTATTTAAGCCTGATGGATTTGATAGTGAAAAGTTAGCGAAGCAGTTAAATTTTGATGAGATAAACATGGAGCTTGAGGAGATAGCAGAAACTGCTGAAGAATCCTCTTTTGTGTTTGACGAAAGCTTTAGGAAAAATCTTGGAGTATTAAAAGAGTTCGCTGATGAGGTGATGATTATAGGAGGCGTTTTAAAAAGGTCTTTTGAGGCTGCCTTTGTACCTATTGATGAGTTGGAAGATGGAGAGACACGCCTGATGAGATTTAGAGAGGTGTTTGTTGATCAAATGACTCAAATGGCTGCGGCACTACTTGCAACGGCAGCAGCGGCCTTGGTTCTTGCTGTAATTTTAGCAGCGGTTTTTGGAGGTAGTTCAGCAGCTGGAGCAAAACTATTTGGAAAAGCTGGAATGGGCTTTGGCGATTTGTTTAAAGGTGTATTTACTGGAATGGGCGGCATGGGCGGCATGAGCTTTAATGGTTCCGGTATAGGTGGAGGCCAAGGAGGTGGAGTTCAAATCTTTGGTAGACTATCGGGAGCTGATATACTTGTATCAAGTGAGAGAGCTGGAAGGGATAGAACAAGATTGAGTGGTATAACCGGATAATATGGCAGCAGTAAAATTATACTCAGAATTTAAGAGTGACCCCAACAAATACTACAAGATAGAGATATGGGATGAGGACTATACTGGCTCATCTCCTGATGCGTTCACCGTTGATGGTAACGGCTTTATCTTAGATTACAAAGGTCTTACTGATAACATCTACAGCCCTATCATTGGCTCATCCGTATCTTTTGGTATGTATGTGAATGATACGGCTACCACCACATTCCTCAACACTTTAAAAGAATACCAGCAAGATAGGTACTACATCAAAATATATAGAGGGAACAGCGAGGTGAGCACCTCACTTATGTGGGCCGGATACATTATCCAAGACTTGGTGCAGATAGAGGATGTATCGCAACCCTACCTTTTGAATATCAGAGCTACCGATGGACTTGCAAAGCTTAAAGATGTGGTAGTGACCACCTCCGCATGGAGGAAGTTTACGAATCAATTTATCAATGCTTTGGATAAGGTTGGCGTGTTGGGCATCTATGATACCACTGATGCCGTGCTCAATGTGGTTTGTAACTGGTATGCTGAAGAGATGGTTTACGCTTCAACGCTCAATCCATTGGATGAGACATGGGCAGACTTTAGAGCATTTGATACTATAGATGAGAGTGGCACACTTACTGGCCGCACCTGGCATGAGGTATTGGAGCAGATGTGTTCAATCTTTGGTTTAAGATTCTACTATTCTGAAGGGCAGTATAGGGTGGAGCAAATCTTTGAGAGGATCAGCGGAACATTCACCGAGCATACCTATCAAAAAGACTTTACCAAGATTGGAGAGACTGCTGGCTTGAGCCTTAGTAAAACGCTAGACCAAACGAGTGGAAAGGCAAGGCTTGCTGGTAATATGTTCAACTTCTTACCAGCGGTGAACAATGTATCAGTGGTGGTGAACAAAGAACCAAAAGCATTGATTGGTGCCATATCTGATGATGCTACACAGCCCACTTTCAATATAGGCTTTGTTGCATCTTCACCGGACAATCAAATCTTCTTTGCTTTCTACCATGTAGCTCAAGTAATAGTAGAGGACAGCATAAGCGCAGCAAATATATTTATGAAGCTTAGACTGAATGTTGAGCTGTATGATTTTAACGCCAATACAACCTACTACCTGAAGCGCACCTATACTGGTATGACACCTTCATCAATCACCTGGACAACCACACAAAATGGTTCAGGCTATGAGGTGCTTCTAGGGCCTTTGAATGAGTTTGATGCAGATCACTATGTATATGGAAATACGGCAATAGCTACGCCCAATGTACCGGCAGATGGTGATGTTACTTTTGATTGGGAGTTTGTTGAGTTCGTTGATACCAATGGTGCAACGCATACGCTAGACAGTGAGAACTCCTACGGATGGCAGATGGAGAACCTCAATGTAAGAACAACAAATGGCGAGGGGATACAAAATGAAACTACAAGAATAAGAGCTATATCTCCATCAACGGACATCAAGAGCAACCTATCCTATGAGCTTCCTGAGATGAACATCTTCACGGGTAATGGGGAGCAAGGCTCATTGGTTAAGATAACCACCACTTTAGGCATTGATATTAGAATCCCTTATGGTGGATGGCGTGAGGGCAACTCAGGATCATACAGCACTATTCAGAAGCTTATTTGTCAAGAGTTCCTCAAGATGATGGATGAGCCTATTGAGAGGTATCAAGGTACCATCTTCTCCAATCACGATTTTAAGAGAAGGCTCACATTTGACTCAAAAAAGTTCTTGCAGCTCAACGGATCCTTCAATGCGAATCTTGACCAATGGGATGGCGAGTGGTTTGCTATAGTTAGCGCATCCATCACTCCTACCTTTGATGATACCACAACAAGCAACCCAACATTATCCATAGGCAATGTGAACGGCATCAACGGAAACACAGCCTTTGAGGGCGTGTCAGTTGTAAACACAGAGACTAATGATATTGAGGTTACTGAATCGGCAACGATAGGAGGCACAATGACCAACAATGGTGGAGTTACCGCAGCAGTAAATAGTATCACGGCATCTGCTGGTGGAAGCACTACACTTGATTCTAGTAAATATGTAAACTTCCTATCATGGTCGGGTGGTGATGGTTCACATACTATCACTTTACCTACTCCATCTGATGGTGTGTTCTTGAGGTTTAAAACGGATAATACTATTACTAATTCAAGGTGCATCAATCTTGATGCTGGAACCAACACCATAGATGGTGAACCAAGCTATGATTTAGATAGGGGCTATGATGGGGTCAGCCTCATGGCCTTTAATGGTGCCTGGTATATAGTACAAAGGAAGCAGAAATAACCCATTCCACGATACCTATATTTATGCACACATAACTACTTCAAAATGGCAGATGTAAACCTCATAATCAAAGAGACTCTTAATATAACTTGCATGAAGAATGACTCCTTTTCCCTTGATATGGATTGGGTAGATTCTACAGGCACTGCCGTTGATCTTACCTTGTACACTTTTAAGGTGCAAGTGAAGAGAAGCAAAGCATCAAGCATATCACTGCTCACCTTCACGGATTCCGACTTCTCAAAAGATACAAGCGGAAACCTTACCATGACAAAGGCCGCAGCAGATATGGATGTTGAAGCTGGTGTGTACTACTATGATATGCAAGCCACAACAATATCAGACAGCTCCATCACCACTTGGATGGGTGGCACATTTACTATCCAGGAAGATGTAACTGTTTAATATGGCTACATCCTTAACACTTAGAACAATTGCCGCACAAAGTATGACACTGAGGTCAGTAGATCCAGTGTCTTTAACTTTAAATGCGCCAGTTGCTGGAATCACGCCATCTATTGATGGGGTGCCTACAATAAGTGGAACACCAAAGGTAGGCTTAACGCTAACAGCAACGGCAGCAACCTCATCAGGACTGCCAACACCTACCGACACTTTCCAGTGGCAGCGTAGTGATGATGGAAGTACCGGATGGGCAAATATCAGCGGAGCTGTGAATACTACCTATACTGCCGTATCAGCAGATGAGGGTAAATTCTTGAGAGTAGTTCAAACTGCTACCAACACCGTTGGTAGTGCTACAGCAAATAGTGCATCTACCACTCAGGTGGCTCCAGCATTTACAGGTCTATTAGATACTTATACTGGTGCATCAGTAGCTTATTCTTTGCGTTTATTGAGAACTGATTATACTGGTAGTGCTATCCGAGTTAGAAGGAGTGATGACAATACGGAGCAAGACATAGGCTTTAGAAATAATGAGCTTGACACTTCAACTCTTGAAACCTTCTCCATTGGTTCGGATTGTTTTGTAGTTACTTGGTACGACCAAAGCGGTAACGCTCACAACGCCACTACTTCAGTAGCCTCCGAACAACCTAAGATAGTTTCTTCGGGGACTACCATTACTCAAAATGGTAAACCTTGTATTGATTTTAATGGTAATAATAATGGTTATGAATTGTCCGACCAAGACCTCATTACAAGTTTAACGGATGGAACGCAAACGGCTATAAGTGTGCATTCGGTGGATGATGTAACTGGAAGTATTGACAACATTATATACTCCGTAAGTGATAGAAATGCAGTCTATCATTTGTTTGGATTGACCTATAGAAGTAATGAAGCGAGGGCAGGTTACTACAATGGTTCATCTTGGTCAGCTAAAGACATTGCCGCAAGTAACAACACTCAATACTTAGGCTTTAATGTTGTGGTAAGCGGTGAGCCAGATTTCTACCAAAACAATTCCCAAGCGGTAAGCGGTAGCAATCCATCAGTAGATGGCAACCAAGGTTTGTCTATTGGTAAAGGGACTAATAACAATAGAGATTTATTCGGAACTATTCAAGAGTTGATTTTCTACCCTAATGACCAAACGAATAATCGAAGCGGAATACAAACGAATATCAACGACTTCTATTCAATTTACGAATAATGTACTATACTTCACAAAATAGAGAAGAATTGGTAGCGTATAACGAAGCGGTAAATAGCGGAGAAGGTTACAGCGGAACTACTACTACCTGGGCAAAGATTATTGAACACCCTAACGGAGCAGATTACGCAATACTCAAGCATCATAATTATGATGCAGTACTAACTTTGGTGGAATCACTCAGTGATGACTGGTTTCCCCCAATAGAAGAATAGATTATGAGACTTAAAGTAATAAGACACCACAGCACTGATGACTACACACTAGGGATGCTCCTAGATGTTACCAAGGGCATTAAGTTCCTTGCATACACCTTAGAAGATGAGCACCGTGATGTGAAGGTCAAAGGAGAGACACGCATACCATCAGGCAAGTACAACATCACCCTACGCACTGAAGGTGGACACCACCAACGCTATGAGGAGAAGTACGGTAAGATGCACAAAGGAATGCTTTGGGTAAGAGATGTGCCAGGCTTTGAGTGGATACTCATCCACACCGGCAACACCGATGAGCATACTGCTGGGTGCCTCTTGGTAGGGAACTCATCAGATCTAAAAGGTTTTATAGGCAGCTCAGTGAATGCCTACAAGAGAATATACCCACCGATAGCGAAAGCACTAGAGAACGGTGAGGAAGTAACCATTGAATACATAGACTGGAACTCATGAGAAAATTTGCAGAAATATTCAAGAACGATAACGAGTGGAACGAGAAAACCATCATAGGCTTTCTATCCTTTGCCGTAATGGTATTGGTAATGCTTGCCGATGTGATTACTGGCTTCTGCGGTGTTGACTTACCAATAAATGAATTTACCTATAACAGCTTTGTGATAGTCACCCTAGGGAGCTTTGGCATTGCTGGTATTGAGAAGTTCGCTAAAACCTCCTAACAATGACTGAATCTGATGTAAAACTGCTGCTCATCAATGCCGCATCATTCACCATAAGCCTAGCACAAGTTGAGATAGTGCTCAAAATCCTACTCCTTACTTTTTCTATAGGATACACTGCACAACGCTGGTATCTTATGAATAAGAAAAAATGAAACTCTCTTTTATAGCAAGAGTGTGCGTAATAGTAAGCGCATTAATTATGCTTACCTTTTTCGCTGTGCAAACAGCGGTGGTCATTGGCTATGCTGATAATTCCTACAACATCATCCTCTTTGGATGGTTCTGCGTGATAGCCTTCATGCCTTTCTTCTTCTATGTGATCATAGAGCTTGTGCGCAAAATGCGCTACAAATTCCAAACCATAGAAGATACCCTAGGAGCCATAGACAAGAGCAACGCCCTAGTAGAGTTTGACCTCAACGGCACCATCCTCTCTTGCAACGATATATTTTGCAATACCACCGGATACACCAAAGAAGAGCTTATAGGAAAGCCACACCGTATGCTTCTGCCCAACAACATTGATATTGATGGGTACAACACCTTTTGGTACGACCTGAAGAGGGGAAAGATAAAAAGTGGGGAGTTCCTACGAATAAATAAGCAAGGGCAAGAGTTTTGGATTTACGGCAACTACAACCCTATACAAAATCCATACGGAGAAACCTACCGAGTGCTAAAGATTGCCAGTGACATCACTGAGAGCAAACTGATAGAGATGGAGGTGCATAAGAAGAATGGATACCTGGAGCACGCTGCTAAGATTCTACGGCACGATATGCACTCAGGCATCAACACATATATACCACGAGGATTAAGAAGCCTAAAGCGTAGGCTTAACGATAAGCAGATAAATGAGCTGAAGATAGGCTCACCACTAAAAATGATTCAAGAGGGACTCATCCACACGCAAAAGGTGTATAGTGGCGTGAAGGAGTTCACCAACCTAGTAAAAGATGATGCGCAGCTTGACAAAGCACTGTGCAACCTAAAAGATACAATCAGCAATTATCTATCATCAACCTCCTACAGCAAGCAAGTGATCATCAATGACCTTGGTGAGGCGGAGGTGAATGAGGCTTTATTCTGCACTGCTGTGGATAACCTCATCCGTAATGGCCTAAAGTATAACGATAGCAGCACCAAGAGTGTGCGTATATTTAGAGATGGCAATACCCTATCAATAGAAGATAATGGTAGAGGAATGAGCCAAGAAGAGTTTTTGCAATTATCACAGCCCTACACCAGAGGCAAGGATAAGGAGAAAGGCTCCGGTCTTGGACTCAATATATGTATAGCCATCATGAATGAGCACAGCTTCAAGGTGTCTGCTGAGAAGTTAGAAATAGGAACTAGAATAAAGATTGAACTACAATGATAGATAGCATACTGCTGGTAGATGATGAGGATCTCTTCCACTTAGTTTTTGAGGATGCGTGCAGCCTCCTTGATATGACCTTGAGCCTAGAGGCTCTCAATTCATCGGATGAGGCCGATAAGCTTTTTAAAAAATGGTTTGTAGAAGGGCCGATTGATGAACGCCCTGAGTGCGTATTTGTAGACCTCAACATCATAGGCTCCAGCTTTGATGGTATTGAGCTCATACGCAAAATCAATACCGACTACGGCAATGGTGTGGTGATAGGCATCATATCATCATCAGATGACAACCAAGAGATAGAAAAGGCCAAAGCTGTAGGTGCGCAGTTTTGGATCATCAAGAGTGATGAGATAGAGCCACGCCTTGAGGAGTTCCTAAAGGATTATAATGGCTATGTGAATAAGTCAGCAGCATTCAAAGTGTATAAATGATAAATCCTAAAGACACGGTTCAGGAGGCACTGCTCAAAGCAAAAGCAAAGAGGGTATACCTAGAGGGTAACCTAGTGAAGATATTGAGCAAGCAGTTCCCAGCCGAGGTGAAGGAGTACATTGAAGAGTGCAAAACCAAGGACAAGCAAGCCAGGAAGAAGCGGCTTGATGTGACCAAGCAAGTGCAAAGCCAAAATAAGGAGCTAGCACAAGCAGCGGAGGACAATGAGAAACTGATGGCAGACTTGCAAGTGGCCCTCAAGGAAGCCGAGAATCTCAGGGATGAAGCTGTTGAAGATTTGGATATGATGCAGAAGCGCACCCAGTTTGAGCTCATAGGGCTCATTGTAAGGGTGGCATTGATAGTTATAGTAGGCGTGGGGTTGACTACAACTGTGCTCTATACTATAGCAATGATGGCGGATAAGGATACTACCATATTAGGTAATGCGTGGAGCAACCTCTTTGGTATCCTCCTTACCAATAGCTTCAGCATCATAGGAACAATAATGGGAGTGAAGTATGCAACCAAAGACAATTAGTTGGGCAGATAGCGTTAGAGCGTGGGCAAGTGCCTACAAGGATAGCGTGGTAGTAGATATGCACTACGACAATAAGACTGGTTTTGAAAATATCTATGTACACAAAGACGATATAAATGTTTGGAGAGGTGGTGCAAAAGATAACAGTAATGTTAGATCCGCAGCTTGGCAGTATTATATTGTTCCAGCATTTATAGCTATCATCTTTGCCTATTTGGTCTTTGGTTCATTGCTGATGAATGACAATGCGAAAGCATTGAAGAATGGAGATAGGGGCACTATTTTAGGAATGGTTAACAAAAAAAAGAATGAAAGAAGGATTTGATCAATGGCTACAAGAACTAGAAAATCAAGAACAACCGGAGCAATGCTCAATAGACAACCCAGACTGCGAGGCTTGTGGGAGTTAAGAGTTGTTATCGTAATAGGATTAGCATCAATCCTGACAAGCTGTGGTGCGCAGTGGCACCTCAAGCGTGCAATTGCAAAGGATCCGGAAATTGTAAAGGAAAAGGTGGTAAGGGTGGACACCACAGTGATAACGGAAAAGGTAAACGTAAGTGATACCATCCGTATCAAGGAGGTTGATACTATTCAAATAGTAAAGAATGGAGTTGTTATTGATATTCAGAGAAGCTATGACACTATTATGGTGGATGTGGAATGTCCTCCGGATACGATACGCATCACCAAGGAGGTTGAGGTGCCTCAGTACATCCCTGAGAAAAAGAATAAAAATATAGGCTTTGGTGTGGTGCTTGGGTTTATCTTTGCCCTGGTTCTCATAAGTACGATTTTGAGAGTGTTAAGGAAATAAGCATACAAAAGGGCAGCTCCTCGCTGTATTTTTGTTGTTGTTGTGAAGCCCTACCATGAATTTGGTGGGGTTTCTTTTTGGATTCAAATAAGTGAGTTATTAACAAAATCGTGTTAATTTTTGTTTTTCTCCTCCTATATATAGGAAGAAAAAGAAAAAAAAACATTTTTAGGTCTGCATTTGCATTTATTTCTCTATCGGGCCATGGTGCCCCGAGTAGATAAATAGATGCTTGCATATAAGGCAGAAGAACACCAGTGCAAAAGTTTTTTGTTGTTAATTGTTGTGTGAATTAAAATAATTGTTAGTTTAGTGGTAACGATATAAAACAACAATCATGAAATCAACATCATTGAAAAGAGAGGTATTCTACTATTCAGTAATTGGTACCGCAGCAATCATTTTCACGGCTTGTGTGCTACTTTCTGCGCACGGCATAGCACTACTACTAGGAACAACTTTATAAGCGTTTAAATAGCCTCAGAACGCTATACTATTATCAATTGAGGCAGTATATAACAACTATGGCAAAGTTAGATTTTGCAAAAGGTGTGAGCGCAGTATTGACTGGCACCACCAACTGGGCACAGCTCACCGAGCAGAGTGGCCCCAATAAGTTCAGCGAGAAGTATCAAGTTGAGCTTACCCTTGATGCAGCGAGCATCAAAACACTAGAGGGCATGAAGATTCTCTCTCACCTTGAGATTAAGCGACAAGATGGCTCTAAGAAGTATGAGGATCCTACCGTGCGCTTAAAGACCAACCAACCACCTCAACTATTTGACACCGCAAGGATGCCGTTCAATGGAAACATTGGCAACGGCTCTACACTGCGTGCCAAAGCTTTTATCAAGAGTTGGGAGATGGCTGGCAAGAAAGGCCTCACCGCCTACATCAATAAGGGGGTGATATTAGCCCTCAATGATATTGATGTGGCTGATGATGATGAGCTGTGGGAAGATGTGGAACTCACTGCACCAGTGAATGCCTCCCAAGCATCAGTGCCTGGCAACACGCCTCAAGTATCAACTGCTCCGGAAGTTACTGAGGAGGATGATGATCTACCATTCTAATGGAGCAGCATCCATTACTTAAAGCGGTTCAAGAATCGTTTGGTATCAATCCCTCTCTACGCACTAGGCGTAGGGAGGTGGTTGATGTGCGCTTTGCTATTATGGTAGCAATGAGAAAGAGAGGCAAGCTTACCTATCATCATATTGCTAGGATGTTCCAATTCCCGAAAAGGGTTGATGGCAAGCTAATGATGAAGCCTATGAGCCACTGCACGGTGCTCCACGCCATCAAGCAGCATGAGGTGAGGTATCACGAAAGCCCTACGGAGAGGATGTTCATGTACCACCAGTATTGTGAGGTGTATGATTTCTGCGTAAACTTCCTCAACGATCCTAAATTCACGCCTACCACGGTAACGGCACTAAGAGAGAGCATAATGCTTGAGCAGATGGAGCGCAAAGAGGTAGAGCAGAACTTTGAGAACTACAAGGTGGAATCTGCTGAGAAGGTGAAGAGCCTAGAGCAGTACATCAAAAAGATAGATAGAGAGTATGCCAAGCTTTTAAAAGAGAAGGAGCATATATCAAGAGCATTTAAACAACTGTACAATGAGAAGAAAGCACGCAATGAGAAGATGGTTCAGGAAGCTGGCGCATAAGCGTTACATTGATAGGTACCTGAATGAGTTGAGGTGGGATAGCCTCAACGCTTTGATAACAGCAAGCAGAACGGAGTGGAATGAATCGGTGATAAGGCTATTGGATAACAATGCGCACCTCATCCGCAAATACGAAAGGAGAAGAAGATGGGTTAAATTCTAAGCTATGCCAAAAGGAAAGTTTACACCATTTACCAGGGAACAAGAAAAATACATTAAGAGAGAATACCTCAACAAGCCGGTAAAGCAATTAGCAAATGATGTGAATTGCTCTTTTGGTAGGATCATGAGATTTCTTAAAAAGAATGATTTGGAGATTCCTAGATGTGTTATTGAAAAGAGAATACAAGATAGCAGAAGGAAAAAGGGAGATATTGCATTCAATAAGGGTAAAAAGCAAATAGAGTTTATGTCTAAAGAGGCTATTGAAAAGACTAAAGCCACCAGGTTTAAGAAAGGCCATATTCCTCATAATACAAAAGGAGGAAATGGAACAATCTCAATACGGCAAGACAGCTCAGGTAGATTCTACAAACACATAAGAGTAGAAAAGGGAGTTTGGGAATTGTATCACCGATTTTTGTGGGAACAAGAAAGAGGTGCCATACCAAATGATATGATTGTAGCTTTTAAAGACCAGGACAGTCTAAATGTGACTATTGAGAATTTAGAGCTCATCAGTAAGGAAGAGAATATGTACCGAAACTCAAAGATGAATTATCCTAAAGAGATTATTCCATCAATGGTATTGGTCAATAAACTAGACAAACAACTAAACAATTTACAAAATGGCTAAAAACACTTTATCCGATTTAAACAACCACCTCTTTGCACAGCTAGAGAGATTAAGCGAGGAGGACTTGAACCAGGAACAACTTAAAATAGAAGTTGATAGATCTAAAGCAATAAATGGTATTGCAAGGAACATTATTGATAATGCTAAGACTGCGTTGGAAGGTGCACAAATAGCGTATCACACATTGCCAGCAAATAAGCCTTTACCGGAACAATTTTCAATCAAAGAATCCAATGAGCAAGTTTAAAGATGCCGTTAAACTTGTAGCTTTGCTCCAAGCATCTTTGGAGCAGATGGATGAGCTGAAGGGCACCAAGTTTTACAAGCATAAGGTGAAGAACCTGATGAACGGCCTAGAGAAGGAGCTGGAGAAGCTATTGAAGCAGCCTCTTGGTGTATTAGACCAGGAAGATCCGCAGCTCCTCACTAAGATTCAGTACAATGTGGAGCTAGTCCTTGGTATGGACTTGGAAGAGCTTGCAATGCTTAGAAGTGAAGTTGATCAATTAAGAGAGAGTAAAAACGAAGAGTGCAACGATAAAACCGCACAACAAAAGAATGAATAATTTAAAATTTAACGCACAAGGAATTTTAGCTAAAGTAAGGAATTCTGAATCACCTATTGAAATGGTGAACAATGTTCAACAATATGATATGATTGTTTCAACATTCAATATTGATATTAATAAACCAGGTTGTTTTGAAATACAATTGACTGTAAAAGGTGAAAGTATTTTTATAATTACTGAGGGTAAAACAGTGGCTATACGCCAAGGAACAATTGATATTATTGATTCGTTAGGTGAATTGATTTTTCAATACTAATGCTAAAAAGATGAGTGAGAACCACAAATTAAGAAGCGTGTACTTTTTAGCTACACCCAAGCAAGTAGAGCAGCTCATTGAGCACGGCTATAGTATTATCCGGAACGTGAAGCACAAAGTGTATGAGGCAAGGGTAACGAATCAGCAGCAGTTCATCAGGATTGCTGAAGAGTTTGATGTGCATACCACGATGAGTGAGGATGCTCCAGTGGGCAACATAGAGATAGAGACTACCATTGCTGGTGTAGATTTTAAAGGTGTTCTTGATAAGTTGGATAGGCTTTAACACCAAAGAGAGATGACGGCAAAAGAATTTTGTAGGATTTATTCCTCATTTTATGGCGAAGAAATAGACAAAGTAGGTCAACTTACTTATACGTCTTTTAGCGGTGAAGAATTAAAAGAGTTCATTGAACACGCTATTTATATGCACAAAACCTTTAAAACCAAAGAGAGATGAATGAGCAAGAAAAAGCCACAAAGATTTTATTCTATTTGTTAGCGTTTACGATTTGCATATTCGCTTTAAGTGTACTGGCTTTGCTTTATGTTTATGCACACCCTACAATGAGTTTATAATCTTTTAAAATTAAAAGAATAGATACAAATGGAAATAGAAAAGATTGAAAAGATAATTGCAAACAAGCTGAATGAATATAGGTTTGAGTTACCAAAAGATGAATACGATTTAGTGGCCGAAGAATTAGCAGAAACGATAGTAAAAAACTGCTCTATACCCGATGTTTTAAAATCGTTGCCGCAACATACAGATGGATGTAGAAACGATAGAGATAAATGTAGTTGTAAAAATTGGGGAGGATGCCCCGTTGATTAGCGGCTATGTTTTACAACCACTAATAAACACCATAAAGTAACACAATGAGCTGCAACTGCAATAAGCCTATGACAATTATAGAACTTTGCCTTAGAGATAGGGATGAAAACGGAATTGAGAAAGATTAAATAACAACAACAATGAAAATACTAGATTTACCACAGCGCAGCCAGGAATGGTTTGAAGCACGCCTCGGTGTTATCACCGGATCAAGAGCAAAGCAAGTCTTTGCCAAGAACAACCTCCCATTCATAGATGAGCTGATAGCAGAACGCCTCACCGGTGTTATCCCTCAAAGCTTCACCTCAGAAGCTATGAAGCACGGCATCCTCTATGAGCCTGAAGCCATACGAGTGTATGAGGAGACAACAAAGCACTCAGTAGATGAGATAGGATTCTGCATCCATGATGAGCATCCATTCATTGCTATCTCTCCGGATGGCCTTATAAACATTGATGGTGCCTACAAAGGTGCCGTAGAAGTAAAGTGCCCAAACAGCAAGAAGCACATAGAATATATGCGTATTGGTCGCATCCCAGCGGAGTATAAAGCGCAAGTCATCCACTACTTTGTAGTAGTAGAAGATTTGGAGTGGTTAGATTTTGTATCTTATGATCCCCGAATGCGTACCAAGAAGATACACATTCACCGTGTTACTCGTGATGAGCTGCAAGAGGACATCACTACAGCTCAAGAGGCCTACATCAAGTTCTACGACAAGCTAAAGAAGTATGAAGATGGCCTCCTTGAGTGATAAAGAAGCAGCAAAATGCTGGGAAGAGGCCAAGTGGTACCTCCAGGTGACTGGCAGAGGCCACGTTAGTAGAATGATTGAACACTCAATAAAAAAGAAAGATGGAGATACCAAAGAACCTGAAGGAGCTGAGTAAGCTTGCCGACAAACTAAAAGCAGAGGCGCACCCGATGCTTCCTCCTCACGCCCTGGTAAAGAAACGGTTCAAGGATACCACCGCCAATGACCTCACCAAGACCATCATTTGGGATATGTACCACGTTAGAGGTGGCGTTGCCTACCGCATCAACAATGGTGCAGTATATGACACCAAGAGACAAGTGTATCGCAAAGGAGTGCAGCGCAAAGGCATCCCCGATATTATTGGAATCATCAACGGCACCTTCTACGGTATAGAGGTGAAGATTGGTAAAGACC